CCTTTTATCCTCTGCCTGTTTAGTAGCTTTTGCTGCTCGTTTTTCTGCATCTCGTAACCTCTTTTGTGATTGTTTACGTGCTTTTACAGCGAAAGAATAATAATAGTTTGATTTAGGTGCGTTGGGATCTTTCTTAGGTCTTCCACGCTTTCGTTGTTCGGTCATTCGTCTTTAATCATAGCTTTCCGTGAACTAGAGCCTTCAGTATAAGGTTTTAACCTTTCTGGTGTTCGGAGTTTTGGAAATTTAAGTTTTGATTCTTTCTTTTTCGTACTTGATCTCAAGTCAAGTAAAGTAGATAATCCGATAGCTACTGGCACAAAAGGATTAGCCATCGATCGTTACCCCTTTTTTCGGTGGAAGTAGTACAACACCGTGTATAGCTTGTACATTTACATTTGTTGTTTCTTGTTTACCCAGTCCGACCCTGTTTAAAAGCGATTCTGCAGCCCTGAAGCGTAGGTCATCACCTCTTTCAGGTACTGGGTTGTCAATTGTGCTTACAAGGCGTGTAGCCGCCTTAAATGCGTTCATAGACAGTACGTTTTGTGTACGTCTGATAATCTCGTCTGCAAGTGAATTACGTAACCATGTGACTGATCCCTTCGCATATCCTGCTTTTACGGCTGCATCGGTTACATTTCCACCATTATCGAAGAGGTTTTCAAGAAACTGCTCTTGTTGTGGTGTTATTTCACGTTCTTTTTTTGTTTGTTTGGGTAGTAGGTTTGTCACAACGATATGCTCTTGGTTGCATATGTGGTCTATAGAGTGGCATTTCATTAGCTATTTCGTAAACTCGTGTTAAACATTGATCGTGGGTCTTGTATGGCCCTCTGATATCACGTAATTCTTCACAATATCGTGTTTCTTGTGGCATACCCCACAAACATGCTAGTACAATTGCTTCAAACATAGACTTATTTTCGGTTAAATTACACGAATTGTCAATAAATAAAGCGTAATACACGTAAAAATACAAATAATACTTGGTTGCATGTGCTTTTATTGAGTATTCGTTACCTTTATAATAAGAATATACAGATAAATAGTCAAGTGATAAATTATTTTATTGACAAAACGTAAATCCACCTATACAATCGGAGTGTAACCCTCCGGGAAATACACTATACCCCCCAAAATAACTGTTCTTAGTATAGGGACACGCCCTCCCTGCAGCGTTTACCTATATAGGGTATCCCAATACGTTGCACCGTAATGTGTACAAGTAACTAATTTACCAAAAAATATGGCGATATTGCATGCAAATGCTATGGGGGGTGGGGTGTCCCTTGCGTGCGTGTGCGATTTATTAATATTTTTTTTACATTTTCTCATTGAGAAGATCACCAAGGCAAACACAACCACAAAACAATCAAACTAAAAACCAAAAAAGTAAACATGAACTGATAATACGCACGCACGCACACCGTGTAAGCTAATTTGTCATACAACTAACTTTAAAAGTATTCATTCAATGGTAGTATTGCGAATAAATCCACGAGGGAAGCATTAAACAATAAACGTTTAATATTAATCATTTAAGTATTTATTAAAGCTATACACAAAGAAAAACCCCCCAAGCTAATACTTGGAGGGCTATTTGGAGGATTAACGATTGAACGTTAATATTATTATTGCATCAAATCGGTATTTAA